CTGTGTATGTCCGATAATGTATATTATGTTAACTTTCAGTTTATCCGAAAGTATTGACTATAGATTTGCTTATTGCTACGCGGATGCGCGCCTGTAACAGTGCGCCAATGTGCTTTATCGCACGCAATCTACACGCATTACCCACGCTGTTATGCCGCCAGTAAGTCAATGTACTGTCTGCTCTGCTTGCTCTAGCACTTGCTCGTGCAGCTCTATGAGCGCCTCTGCTAACGATTGTAGCACAGTCTGAGCTGGCACAATGGTAAGCCTATCAGTTAAATAGTCGCACAGCTCGTTAAGCTCGTTGTCCGCATCATCACTGTCATCACAATGTAAATCTAATGTTAAGTTGATGATAAATTCAGACAATGTCTTGCTCCTTGAAATGTGGGCGTGCAGTGAGGAAAGATAACCGCACGCCCTAGTTAAGCGGGCATCGCATTGAAATGCAAAACAATGCGTCGGGAGGAGGAGAACCCGCTAACTATACTATGCCCCATGAAGGGCTGTTGTTCAAGCCTATCCAACCTCATTTGATAGCTCGTGAGCCAGCGCAAGGTAGCCGCACCCATCAATGCTACTATCCTCGTGCGACCCATTGCGTAACCTCGCAATCTTCAGCAGCGCCATCATGTTTGCCACGTCAGCCGCATTGATCCGCGTGCCAGTGTAAGCCGACCACATACTCGCAATACATCCAAAGTTATCCTGCGCGCTTCCGTACTGCCTCGCCCTATCCCCGTTGATCAATTGCTTTGCCGTGTCCAATACCTCAGACCTCATCATACCATCACTACTCATCTGCTTAACCATTGTTAATACCCCGTTTCCCTAGCTCGTCCCTCGCTTGCCACCAAGCCAGACATTTGTTGTTCTTTTCTTTCATCTTATGTTCCATAATTCTTTACCCCGATTTTACCCTACTATTATTTACCTACTATTATATTACACCTATAGGTGTAATAATATAATAATAGGTTTGGTACGAGCTATTATTAATGATTAATAGGTTATGCTCTAAGTCATTGATATTGTTATTATTAATGCCAATTAATAGGTAATTAATAGGTATCATTTTACTTCACTTTACCAAAACTATCGGTAAACCATATAAATCCCTCATTTTGGACAATATGACCGCCGCCAATTAGGCCATTGTAAGCTTGTTTGTACGTGCTAGTTGGATTGCTCGCGGATACTTTGCCCATGAAGTGCGACTTGATTTCTTCCTCATTTATGCACCAATACGTGTTGGGTTCAGGCCAACCAACGCCAGCAGGGTTAGATTTGCCAACACCCTCGCCTCGCAATTGCTGGAAGCACGTCTTAAATAAGATCTGCTGCTTGCCCTTAATAGCTTTCTTATTGGCGGTTTCAATATCATCACTGCTTGCCGGCACAATCACGCACGTTGTCACTGGATCGCCGTCAGCGTCATGCCCTAGCTCGATGACATTCAACTTAAAGTGAAACTTACGCCCACCCTCGAGATCTCTCTGCTTGGTGGACAACGCAGTGCGCAAGCCTGTCGCCTCGTCGTAACTCAGCTCTATCTCAGTCTCAACAGCAGCTCTCAGTGAACTATGACCACGAGCCTTTGCGTCCAAGTTCTTGCCAGAGTGATGCACGAGCAATAGATGAGCGCCCGTCTCGCCGCGTATCCTGTCACACGCAGCTATCACAGCCGTTGATGATGCAGGCGAGTTCTCATCACCGCCCGGCATTGATCTGGATAGCGTATCAACGATAATCATTGCGATGTCGCCATGCGCTCTCTTCACCTCGTCGCATAAGTCTATGATAAGCTGCACGTCAGCGTTTTCCTCAAGTAAATTCACTGGCAATGCACGCATAGCTAATTTAGCCTCATGCTCTGGATATTGCTGGCGTAAGGCCACGATCCTATTATGCGTTGTCATACCGCCCTCAAGAGCCAGAAACAGCACCACACCGCCCTTTACCTTATTGCCATGCCAATCCTGCCCAGCAGATACATGCCAAGCCACATCCTGCACAAAGAATGACTTACCAACATTGCTTGGCCCATACACCATTGATAGCTGCCCAGCGCCAAACCAACCCTTGACAAGATAACTCCTGTCTAGCTGTGGTACTGCGTCGCCCGGAAAGAATACCTGATCTAACAAGCTTTTCACTTCCAATGCCTTGGCAGTCGCCTCTTTGCCCTGATTAATCCACATATCAGAGAAGTCCCAGCCGCCAATCTCTGGCACAATAGATTGCACCCCATGATCAGCAACGCATTTCTCAATCGCTTTTAAGCCTGCCTCGTCATTATCACCCGCAATTACCAAACGCAAATTAGGACGTGCCTCTAACAGCTCACCTATCACAGCCGTCATATTGCCCGCAGATAATGCAAATACTGCCGGCCTACCCGTCGCCATATTCACTGACATTGCAGTTGCCCATCCCTCGCATATGTAAACCAGATCATCTAATTTGCCGCCAATTACGCTAAAATTACCCACAACAGGCATTCCCGCAGAAAATTTCTTTGCGCCTGTCGGATTAATGTTCTGCGTGCCTACACGCTTACCCTTGGCATTAATGACCGGGATAACCAATATGTCACCCTTTATATCGGCATTGCCAAGCCCGATCTTTTTCTTAACCAAATATGGATGCGTAGCCTCTGCCTCTGGTTCAGGCCAACTTATGTTATATTCTTTTGTCATAGGCTTCTCATTCTCGTCAGGCCATAGCCTCTGCCTTCGCAGCGCATCTTTTATGCCAGCAAAGTCTGAGCATTTACGGCAGCTCACCATCACGCAGTTCTGAGCATCTTCCCTAATCCAGAACCTATCTTCACCCTGACATACCGGGCAAGCGCCATGATATTCGCCAATAGCCGTCTTTTTCAATGATAGTGCGCTTATAATTTTATCTGAGTATCTATCCCAGCTTGCATTTGGAAATTTCGTATTTTGCATTTTATTCCTTCCTCAGTTTATCGGACATGGTGGACATGTCTCGCAAATGTCCTGTCGTGTCCGTATGACAAAACCTCGTAAAGTTCTGTCATACGGAATGTTTAATTAAAATGGGATGTCATCTTCCAGATCATTAGATGGTGTTGGCGTAGCTGGTGGCAATCCAAATGGATCATGCTCCACACCATTTATTGGTGTTGCCCCACCAGAAAATCCGCCTGCAACTTCAGTGAATGGATCATCTGCTTCCTGCTTTTCAGCTAGTTCCAACACTTGCACTGCACGTAGTCTCAACGACACGCCATTAATTGTGCCTGTGTTGTATGGCACGACTGTCACTGCAATATTTACAGTTGACCCTGATGTTAGCTCAAATCCGTCAGGCAATTTCTTGCGTGATGCATCGACCTGACGTGGTGGGTTTGTAGCTTCGCCAGAGTATGCGCCTTTTAGTTTGGCTTTACCAATCCAGTGACCCTGCTTGTTGTCATCAATCTTATATGGCAAACTTAAAGGCTTCTCAGGCCATTTGCGTTTGCTAGTCTCTAAAGCCGCCGCGTTTTTATATGACTGCATACAAATAGCGTTCAGCTCCTTGCACTGCTCACCTGTCAGATTGAACGACATTTCGTAAGCCGCCCCTTCCGCAGTGGGGTCACATTTCTGGCTCTTGTACTCATCCTGATCAAATCGGTAAGTAGCATTTAGTCTTGGGTATAGCGCTTTCACGCCGCTTATTATGTGTTGCATTTTACAACTCCTTTAAATGTGTGCAGCACCCCTGCACTGGGATTTCTTATAAGCCGTGGTTCTCATCTAACCAAGCAGGCAAATGTAATGTTTCAAGTTCAGGCCACCCGGTATCAAACGTGTTTGTATCTTGTGCCACTTTAATTTTACGCAATGTCTTAAACATCTCATCTTCCGCATACTTATTGTATTTATCTGATAATTCATAGCAAGCTGTGGCATAGCTGTTCTTCTCAGTTGCAATAAAAATAAAATTTGTAGTTTCATAACCGCATAACTTTAATACATATCGATAGAAACACGCCTGCAAATCATATCTATAATTACGCACCGACTTATCAAAGCCACGCTGCGATGCATCCAAACAAGACTTTAAGTCAACCACAATGCCTGCCTCTTTTAGCAATCCATCAGGCCTGCACTTTAACTCAAGTCCCGTCTCTGGGCATTCAGCTATGAAGCTGTATTCAGCAAGCATGTCTTTGTTGGTCAGTAAGTTGCGCGCCATTTTATTTTGCAGGCAACCATCAACCATTTTCTGACACTGCTCAAACTCGCCCTCTGGCAATAGGATCTCATCGTCACCTAGAAAATTTTCCTGATCTTTCCAAGCCTTACTGCCACGACGTTGCAACCCAGAGTTAGTTACCAAGTTTTTCTCTGGCTCTAACACCATAGCATGAAATGCTGATCCTAAAACCATAGCTGGCGTGGAGTTAAACGTGGTGTTCTTCCAGTGGTATAGCGATGACGTTGCAACTGTCTTTACCGCGCTTGATGATATTGCAGGCATTTCGTGGTATGCCTTATTTGATAGTTCTTCACTTGGTATTATCTGCATTTGTATTCTCCTAATTTATTTATTTAAAACTTCTGCTCCATACAGAGCAATTAAACTAGCTTCCGCACGCCCATCATCTTTTTTGCGTGCGAACCTCTCATAATGGTCTGGAAATCTTTGAATTGCAAGTTGGCGGCTAGTGTCTTTATCAGATGATAAATTAAAGTGTTTCTTCCACTTGCTAGGCGTAACTAAGTGCATAGGCGTCTTATTAGCTGCCACACACGCAATCAACGCGCCGTATCCCATACCAAACCTAAATGTAGCGACTGAAGATTGACCGGGACGTGACGCAACTTGCTCAAGCACAGCCATACGATCCTTCGCTTCTGGCTCAAGCATGTGCAGTAACGAGTGTATGTCTATCTCAATTTTACCGCGATTATTTAAAATGGTGGGCATGTCTTGCACGTCTAAATCTTTAGTGCGCGTGCAATAATGTGCAATTGCCCCAGAGAAACCCGGATCAACGCCAACAATAATCATTCTACAACATCCGACGCAATTATTTCAGCTTCAGCCTCATTGTCTGGCTTTGCAACTTCCACGCCCGCTTTGGTTGCTTCCATATATGAAGCCATGCGAACAAACGAGCTGAAAGGCAATGCAGATTTATGCGCAGCCTTTGCCACAGCATCATATTGCTGCTCGCTAAAATTAATTAATACTCTCTTATCAACCATTTTAAG